AGAGTTGGTGACGCTATATCAGGTTGTACTAGTGTGGCTCAAGGTTCTCCTAATGTTTTCGCTGGTTAGTGTATAAATATTACCACTATGGCAATATATGACGCTTCAGCAAACAATAAAAGTAAAAGAAGTAATAGAACCTACAAAGATTTAGATTTAAATTTTGGTAGAAATCCAGTTACAAATGATCTATCTAAAGTAGAAGATGTTGACGCTGTTAAAAGAAGTGTTAGAAATTTAGTACAAACAAATTTTTATGAAAGGCCTTTTCATCCTGAATTAGGTTGTGGTATTAGAGAATTACTTTTTGAAAACTATACACCTATAGTTGGTATATTTTTAAAAAGAAAAATTAGTGAAGTGATTACTGCTTACGAGCCTAGAGTTTCGTTACAAGACATATCACTAGAAGATGATGGCGACAGAAACAGATTAAAAGTTTCTATCTACTTTTATGTACAAGGTGTACCTGAACCAGTAGTCGTAGAAACATATTTACAAAGGTTAAGATAAAATGGCTTCAAATAAGTTAACAGTATCAGATTTAGATTTTGATAGAATTAAGGATAATCTAAAAACATTTTTAAGAAATCAAGCAGAATTTTCTGATTACGATTTTGAAGGTTCAGGTTTTTCAATCTTATTAGATTTACTAGCATACAATACACATTACCTAGGTTTCAATGCCAATATGTTGGCAAACGAAATGTATTTAGATAGTGCTGACATAAGAAAAAATATTGTGTCAATAGCAAAGATGTTAGGTTATACTCCTACATCAGCAAAAGCTCCAACTGCTTCAATAGATATTTTAATTAATAATGCTTCAGGTGCTTCTGTGACTATGGACAAAGGTACTGTTTTTACAACAAGTGTTGCTGGTACTTCTTATCAGTTTGTAACAAACGCTTCTCACACATTAACACCATTAAATGGTGTTTACAGATTTTCAAGTATACCAATTTACGAAGGGACTTTAACTACTTTTAAATATACAGTTAACACATCTGATCCTGACCAAAGATTTATTATTCCTAGTCCTAATGCTGACACAACTACTTTAAGAGTACAAGTTCAAAACTCATCATCTGATTCAACAACAGCGACATATACTTTAGCTACAGGTTTTACAAGTTTAGATTCAACAAGTAGAGTTTATTTTTTACAAGAAGTTGAAGATGGTAAGTTTGAAGTTTATTTTGGAGATGGTGTAGTAGGCAGAGCATTAAGTGATGGTAATATTGTTATATTAGAATATGTTGTTACAAATAAAACTGAAGCTAATGGTGCTTCAACTTTTGCTTTGTCAGGTGCTATTGAAACTTTTTCAGACGTAACGATTACAACAATTTCAAGTGCTCAAGGTGGTGCTGAGCCACAAAGTAAAGAGTCAATTCGATTTAATGCTCCTTTACAATATGCTAGACAAGATAGAGCTGTTACTACAGGTGATTACGAAACACTTGTACAAGAATTATATCCTAATGCTCAATCAGTTTCAGCTTGGGGTGGTGAAGATGATGAAACGCCAGTTTATGGTGTTATAAAAATTGCTATTAAGGCCGCTTCAGGTTCTACTTTAACAGACGCAACTAAACAATCTATTGTAACACAATTAAAAAAATTCAATGTGGCTTCTGTAAGACCACAAATTGTTGATCCTGAAATTACAAAAATACTTTTAACATCAACTATTAAGTATGATGAAAAGGCAACTACAAAAACTACTGACACTTTAGAATCTGAAGTTTTAACTGCTATTTCAAATTACAATACAAATACATTATCAAAATTTGATGGTATCTTTAGACATTCAAAAGTTACAGGTTTAATTGATGATGTTGATACAAGTATATTATCAAACGTTACAAAATTAGATATTAGAAAAACATTTACACCGACAATTGGTTCTTCTACAAGATACGACATTTATTTTAGAAATGGTATTTTTAATCCACATACAGGACATAAATCAGGAACAGGTGGTGTAATCACTACGTCAGGATTTAAAGTGACAGGTGATACAACAAATGTTTATTACCTTGATGATGATGGCTCAGGCAATATTAGAAGATATTATTTTGTAGGTTCAGTTAGAACATATGTTAATAATTCACAAGGTACAGTTAACTATACAACAGGTCAAATTACAATTAATTCTTTAGACATCGCTTCAGTAGAAAATATTAGAGGAGCTTCATCAACTGTTATTGAGATCACAGTTGAGCCTGCTTCTTATGATATTGTTCCTGTAAGAGATCAGATTTTAGAAATAGATACAGCAAATTCAACAATCACAGTAGAGGCAGATACATTTGTTGGTGGTGCTGCTGACGCTGGTGTAGGTTACACAGTAACATCTAATTACTAATGGCAACTTTTAAAGACAAAATATCACAACTGATTAATAGTCAGGCTCCAGAGTTCGTTGTTGAACAACACCCTAAATTTTTAGAGTTTGTAAAAACATATTACACTTTTATGGAATCTGCCGAGTTAGATGTAACTTCGGTACAAACTACAGACGGTATTCAATTAGAAACAGAAACAGCACAAACAAATGCTTTATTATTAGATGGTTCTCGTATTGATTCTGATAGAACACAATTAGACGCTGGTGATAAAATCATTTTAGAAAGTTCAGCTTTTGGTAAATTTACAAGAGGTGAAACTATCACAGGTCAAACTTCAGGTGCTACGACAACAGTTCTTGCTGAAGATTTAAATAATGGCCGTTTGTTTATTTCAGCACAAGATAAATTTATTATAGGTGAAACAGTATTAGGTGCTTCTTCAAACGCAAGCGCTGTTATTAATAACTACAGTCCAAATCCTGTAACTAATATACAAGAGTTATTAAACTTTAGAGATCCCGATAAAGTTATTTCAAACTTTTTAACAAAATTTAGAAATGAATTTTTAAATACATTACCAGAAAATTTAAATGCTGGTGTTAATAAAAGAAACCTTATTAAAAATGTAAAATCACTTTATAAAGCAAAAGGTACTAATAGAGGCCACGAATTATTTTTTAAATTATTATTTAACGAAGACTCTGAAACAATTTATCCTAGAGAAAATATGTTAAGAGCTTCTGATGGTAAATGGGACACTCAATTAATTTTAAGAGCTATTCAAACTTCAGCTCAACTACAAACAGGTGATACAACAAACTTAGTTGGAAGAACAATTACAGGCGAAACTTCAGGTGCTACAGCAATTATTGAAAATGTATTTAAATTTCAAGTAGGTGAAAATTTAGTTACAGAATTTATTTTAAATGAAGATACTACCTCTGGTACTTTTCAAACAAATGAAATTTTAAGAGGTACAGTTACGGATGATAGTGATGTTTTTATAAAAGCCACAATTACAGGAATACCAAATTCTACAACATTAACAAATGATGGTTCTTTATATACCGAGGGAGAAACAGTTGGTGTAACAGGTGGCGGAACAGGTGCTATTATAAATGTTGACGCTATAGGTAGAGGTAGTTTAACAAATTTTTATGTTGATAATGGTGGCTCAGGTTACGAAATTGGAGATGATATTGTATTTAATAATACAGACACAGGTGGTGGTTCAGCAAGAGCAAAAGTTTCAGTTGTAAACGGAGGATTTACACAAGAAGAATCAACATCTACTGAAGAAGATCATATTGTTTTAGAAGACGAAACTACAAGAGGTGACGGATATACAGGAAATAAATTAGTACAAGAATCAGGAACAGGTACAGGCGATATTACTGATATTAGAATTGTTGATGGTGGTTCAAATTATCTATCTTTACCAATTGTAACTGTAGATGATACTAACGGATCAAGTGCTTCGGTATTTTGTTATGGTTCAGAAATAGGAAGAATACAAGGTTTAAAAATAGTTGAATCAGGTGCTGAATATCAACAATCTCCAAGTCCTCCTACTTTAACATTAAGATCAAAAATTTTAATATTAGGAAAATCTGGAGATTTTTCAACTTCTGAAACTGTTACAGGTACAGGATTAGATTCATCATCAATCACAGCTACTGTAGTTTCTTTTGACGCTAACAGAAATATTTTAACTTTAAGTGAATCTACAGGAACATTTTTATCAGGTTCAACTATTACAGGCAATACAAGTGGTGCTACAGCCACAGTAAAAATTACCGATCCTGCTACAGCGACAGCTACAATTGCTGCTACAGCAAATACAGCAGGTACTTTTTTAAATGAAGATGGTCACGTTTCAGAAACAACTATGAGAATACAAGATAGTTTATACTATCAGGACTTTTCTTATGTTATTAAAGTTGGTCGTACAATTAATGATTGGAGAGATTCATTTAAGAAAACAATGCACTCGGCTGGTTTTTATTTTACAGGTCAAGTTAACATACAATCGCAAGTTAATGCTAGATTAAGAAGCTTTACTACAGTTAATTCTGGAATAGACTTTGATGGTGTACAATTAGTATTAAATACTTTATTCTCAACTATCTTTGGAAGAAGATTAGGAACAATTACAGATGGAACAACATTAAGAGCAAATCCTGAATTAGGAGTTGATCCAGATTTTTCTGATAGTACAATTACACCTTTGAACAAAAATACAAGAGATTTAACTTTAACTCAAATTATTACCTTACAATTACAATCTAAACCAAGAATTACTGTAAGAGGTACTGAAACAAAATATGGTTATGTTGTTGCGGCTCCTAGAATGAAATCTTTATATTTAAATTCAGTTGTCCCAGCATTTACAAGTATGTATGGTGGTGGACACCCTAGTGTTCAGACAGGCGCAGGTGGTGGTGATAGTGTGGCTAGAAGTTATGTACAACCAATGCAGATGTCAAATTGGGCTAATCATAGAATAGTAGGAACAAAGATAACTGGAACTGACGGTTCCGTTGCTCAGATACAAGATTTGGCCAATGATAACTTAAAAACTTATATAGCATATCCTACAGAAATTACGGTAAGCTATAGTTAACGAGTATAAATATAAATAGAATTAAGAGGAATTTATGCCAGCGATTATAACAAACAAATTTAGAATCCATAACCAGGAACAGTTTGTAGAATCTTTTTCAGAAGCTTCACCAAATGTTTACTATATGGGTATTGGTAGACCACAAGCGTGGGCTACATCTACAAGAGGTGACAGCCGTACTCAATATGAAGGCACAGATACCTCTCCAATAACACCAGTTGATTCAGTATCACAAGAATATCACGTATTTGATGATCTTTTAGCTGCTAAAAAGGTTACAAGTTCAGACGTTTCAATAGTTATTCCAAGAAGAAACTGGACAACAGGAACAGTTTATGACTATTACAGACACGATTATGGTCATTATGTAACAGGTTCAACTTCAAGTGTAGTAACAGCAAATAGTGGTGCTACAGCTTTATATGACGCTACTTTTTATGTACTAACAGATGACAGTAATGTTTACAAATGTTTAGATAATAATGGTGGTGTTGCTTCGACAGTAAAACCAACAGGTACATCTACATCTATTCTAACTACAGGAGATGGTTATAAGTGGAAATATATGTACTCTTTATCTGCCGCTCAACAAACAAATTTCTTATCAACAGACTTTATGGCTGTTGCTACAAACTCAACAGTTGCCGCTGCTAACACAGATGGTGCTATTGATATTGTAAAAATTAAAACTGCTGGTTCAGGTGGTACAGACGGTACTCACACAGGCATTAGTATTAAAGGTGATGGTTCAGGCGGAGTTGTTTCAGTAACAGTCGCTTCAGGAGTTGTAACAACAGTTACAGTTACTTCAGGTGGTTCTGGTTATACTTATGGTTATATTAGAAACGCTGATATAGTAACAGCAGGCGCTACAGGTTTATCTGGTTCAGAATTAGATGTTATCATTGGTCCAAAAGGTGGACACGGTGAAAACGCAATAGAAGAATTAGGTGGTTACTTTGTAATGTTAAACACAAACTTTGAAGCTGGCGAAACAGCAAACTCTGGTGACTTTACAACAGCAAACGACTTTAGACGTGTTGCTTTAATGAGAGATATTGAATCAGGAAGTTCAGCTGCTTCAGCAACTACTTTAAGAGGAACAAAAGCAGTTTTAGTAACATCGCCATCAGGTAACTTTACAGTTGATGAAGAAATCAATCAGGCAACAACAGGTGCTGTAGGTAAAGTTGTAGAATGGGATAGTTCAAACAATATTTTGTATTACATACAAACAAGATTTAATGATGAAGGACTTGATAGTAATGGTAATCTAACAGCGTTCTCTGGTACAAATGTTATCACAGGACAAAGTTCAAGTGTTACTGCTACTCCTTCAAGTTCAACAACTACAGTAGATAGTATTGTATTTACAAGTGGTTATAATTCTGGTGAGATTGACGCTGATTCTGGTGATGTTTTATATATTGAAAACAGGTCACCGATTACAAGAGCTTCAGATCAAACTGAAAATGTTAAATTGATAATTGAATTTTAGAGGGAAATAAATGCCAAGTCCAACAGACTTTAACCTCTCGCCTTATTATGATGACTTTACAGAGTCAAAGAAGTTCCATAGAGTTCTTTTTAGACCTGGTTTTGCCGTTCAAGCGAGAGAATTAACACAAGCACAATCAATACTACAAAACCAGATGGAACGATCTGGCGATCACTTCTTTAAAAAAGGAGCGATGGTTATTCCAGGTGAAATAGCTTTTGA